AGAAGATTGTAAGGTGCCTCATTTCGGGTCATGACGTCGCGGCTTATATGCGGACTGAACCCAACAGTGACGGGGCCTGCGTCGAGAATGCGAAAAACAAAGGAGGAAAGAGGGTAGCGCAGTACCAGCTGCAGGGACTGTGCCTTCGGCCAAAGGAGGTACGACCGACCGCCATTTACACCGGCGGAAAGATCCGTGTTGTTACAGTAGACTCGGTCTACAACACGCGGTTCGCTTGGGTCAACCAAGCACTCGGTGATCGGTTCAGGGCACTCCGGTGTAGCGTCTTCGGGCGTGAAGCCAGAGACTGGGCAGATCAGACCAGCTGGGAAGAAGGGATGTTGGTTTCAGGCGACCTCGAGTCTGCGACTGACAACCTACGGTCGGAGTTTTTCGACGCTTGCATCGATGAGTTCTCGGACTCGTTGGGCGGCGTCTTTTCTCCAGAAGAGCTGGCGCACATAAAGCTCTTCACGACCTGCGCGAGGATGAGGGGTGGCGAGCAAAGAAGGGGGCAATTGATGGGCTCAGTCCTGTCATTCCCGTTCCTATGCATCGCGTCCTTGTCCGCTTTCATATACAGTCTCCCCGACCTGGGGGACGACCTTTTGTCTGCGAACCCTGAGGATGGTCTCAAACTCCTCAACTCCATCGACGGCCTAGGCGTGAATGGAGACGATGTTGTGTTCGTTGCTAGCATCGACGGACAACATCGGTCCTGGGAAGAGGGAGTGGCTGCACTGGGGGGGGTGGTTTCCCGCGGGAAAACGCTCATGAACCCCCAATGGTGTACAGTCAATTCCGAACTCTTCCGGAGGGAAGGTAAGAAACTGGTCCCGGTCTTTGTGCCGAGACCTTCCCTTCTATGCGCCTGCGCCGCCGCGGATATCCCGACTCCGTACCGCTGGGAAGAGTACATGCTCACTGACCTCATCACTGATGAGGGGCGGCGAGCGCTCAACCTGGAGGCTACGTTCAAACCCTCAGTGCCAAGATGCTGGGGTGGGTCCGGAGTCCGCTTAGTCGAGTGGGACAAGCTCGACGATGGAGGAAAAATGGTGCTGACCAGGGCCCGACTGGCAGCACGGGGGGTCGAAGAAGGAGAATGGAAAGGGTCCCCTCGGGGTCTCGAGTACATGTACTCTTTGGACGACGAGCTAGGCGAGAAAGGTTTGTTCGTAGTGGAGGCGTCGTACGCTAAGGCGTACTCTTGCGTCTACAGAACGACTTACGCTCTCTGGCAGGACAAAGGACGAGGGGTTAAGCCTTTCCCGAAGGGATCATGGGTCTACCATGTTGAACAGACGGAGAAGCAGTACCACCGGATCTGGCGTCTAGCCAATGAGGGCAGGGTCAACCTGTTGATGAGTAGGCGACTAGCACCCGTCTACTACGCCAAGGATGCAACGGCATACTTCAATCCGCCTGGCGATCCTGACCTGAGGAGTGGCAAGCTGATCTCACGATACCTCGGCGAAGCCCTAGTGGGGAGCCCTCTTGAGGGGCAAACTGCGAAGGTGGAGAA